ACGGTAATAACGTGATGGGGAAAGCACTTATTCTTGACACCCCTAATGGTAAGATTGTGAAAGGTCTCTTAGATGGTGGAGTTAAGCTAGGTGTTTCAACTCGTGGTATGGGAACTCTTGAGCAAAAAGGTGGAGTGAACATGGTTGGTAAAGACTTTGTTTTAAACACCGTAGATATCGTACAAGATCCATCTGCACCATCAGCTTTCGTTAATGGGATTATGGAAGGTGTAGAGTGGGTATGGAACAACGGTGTCTTAGAGCCTCAGGAAATTGAGGTCATTAAAAATACTATTAATAATACTCGTAAGGAGGACTTGGCTGAAGTTCAAATTAAAGCATTTAAAGACTTTCTGAATGCATTCTAAGCAAGATGATATTTATTACGTCTATGCTTTATATGCTAAAAGCAGGCATTAAGAAAAAGAATATATGTGAAAAAATGAACATTAGCTATTACGTTTTACAAGGAGTTATTAAAAGTGTTTAAGACTACATTGAGACTGAAATTTAAGAATGCTTCTAGATCGGACCGCTCTGCGGTTGAGATGCGGGAGTTTAAGAATTTCCTCTCTAGATTAAATTTTTAACAGGAGATGAATATGTCCGATAAAGAACTTTATGAAGACATCGAATCTGTTGAAGAGATGGTCGTGGATCCTGATCCTGAAGAGGAAGAAGCTCACGATGAATCTGAAGCAGAAGCAGATGATGAAGTATCTGAAGCAATGGCACCTGCAGCTAAAGGTAAAGCTGCTGCACCTGAAGTAGATGGTGCAAAGGCTGCTGCTGCCGATGCTGCTAAGATTAAAGCATCTGCACCAGCTAAGGCTAAGGTACCTGGCGGCGAGGCACAAAAAGGTGACCAAGTTGCTGACAAGATTCCTGGCACTAAAGCTGGTATGATCAATGCAATGTATCAAGAAATGAACAAGATGAAGAAGGCTAACCTTTCTGCATCCTACGGCAAAATCATGTCTGCTATGAAGGCAGAAGGTTTTGAAGTAGAAGAGGAAGATGCTGCTCCAGCTATCCATGAGAAGGCTGATGCAGTACAAGTCGACTTTACTGCAGACATGGATGCTTTGGTTGAGTCCGAAGCTACTCTGTCTGAAACGTTCAAGGACAAGGCAGCAGTTATCTTTGAAGCTGCTATCAAGTCTAAAGTTTCTGATGAAGTTGCACGTATTGAATCCGAACTTCAGGAAGAACTTGACGAAGAAATCAAAACTGCACGTGAAGAGATGATCGAGCAGGTTGACGGATACATGAACTACGTTGTAGAAAAGTTCATGGAAGAGAACAAGCTGGCAATCGAAAACGGTATTCGTACCGAGATCGCTGAAGACTTTATGGGCAAGCTGAAGGACCTCTTTACTGAGTCCTACATCGAAGTTCCAGAGTCTAAGGTCGATCTGGTTGACGAGCTCTCCGAGCAAGTTACTGACCTTGAAGCAAGACTCAATGAAGCCACTGAAACTGCTATTGAGCAAAACCAGCTCATGGAAGAACTCATGCGTGATGCTATCATCCGTGAGCACTCCCGTGACCTGGCAGAAACTCAGGTAGAGAAGTTGAAGTCCCTGGCTGAAGATTTGGATTTTGAAGATCCGGAAGCTTTCGCAGCGAAAGTTGAAACGATCAAAGAATCTTACTTCACCAAGAAAAAAGTAACAGTTGCAGAAGAAGTCGTAGGTGACGAAGCAGAAGAAGCTGAAGTTTCTGACGTGATGGCTCGCTACGTATCTGCAATTAAAAGACAAACCGCAAATCAATAATCTAAAAGGAAGGTGTAAGCAAAATGCAAACTCCCGTATCTTACGACAAGCTCGTACAGAAGTGGGCTCCAGTACTTAATGAAGAATCCGCTGGTCCTATTTCTGATCACTACCGCAAGCAAGTAACTGCTGCTATCCTCGAGAACCAAGAGCGCGCAATGCGTGAAGAAGCTGGTTTCTCTTCTTTCGGTTCGGTTAACGAAGCTGCTCCTGCTAACCAGACTGGTGGCAACGTTGACAACTTTGACCCTGTACTGATTTCCCTCGTACGTCGTGCTATGCCAAACCTGATTGCATACGACGTATGTGGTGTACAGCCAATGACTGGTCCTACCGGCCTGATCTTCGCCATGAAGTCTACCTACTCCTCTCAGGGTGGAACTGAAGCACTGGCAATCGCAGAGCCTGATGCTGGATTCTCCGGCGACAGCACTGCATTTGGATCCGGTGGTCCTTCCGGTCTCGGCGATGCTGCTGACTCTGCTGCTGACCCAACCCTGTCCGATAACCGTGACTCTGCTGAATTCGGCAAGGGTATGTCCACTGCAGCTGGTGAAGCTCTGGGTGACTCTGCTGGTAACGGCTTTGCTGAGATGGCATTCACCATCGAGAAGCAGACCGTTACTGCTAAGACACGTGCTCTGAAGGCTGAGTACACCATGGAACTGGCACAAGATCTGAAAGCCATCCACGGTCTGGACGCAGAAACAGAACTGGCTAATATCCTCTCGGCTGAAATTCTGGCGGAAATCAACCGTGAAGTTATCCGTTCGATCAACTCCCAAGCTAAGCTGGGTGCATCCACTTCCCAAACCACCACAAACGGTATCTTCGACCTGGACGCAGACGCTGACGGTCGTTGGTCGGTAGAGAAGTTCAAGGGACTGATCTTCCAGATCGAGCGTGAAGCAAACACGATCGCTAAAGAAACCCGTCGTGGTAAGGGTAACTTCGTCATCTGTTCGTCTGACGTAGCTTCCGCTCTGGCAGCTTCCGGTATGCTCGACTACGCTCCTGCTATGTCGACCAACCTGAACGTTGATGACACAGGCAACACTTTTGCTGGTGTACTGAACGGTAAGATGAAGGTATACGTTGATCCATATGCAACGAGCGACTACGTTAACGTTGGTTACAAAGGTACCAACGCATACGACGCTGGTCTCTTCTACTGCCCATACGTACCACTTACCATGGTTCGTGCGGTTGGTGAAAACTCCTTCCAGCCAAAGATTGGCTTCAAGACTCGTTACGGCATGACCGCTAACCCATTCGTTACGGGTGCGATCGCTGCTCAGACTGGTCTGCCAGCACCGGCTAACAACCAGTACTACAGAATCTTCCGCGTAGACAACATCCTTGCTGCTTCCGCATAAGATTACTGCATAACAATAATAATAGTGTTATAAATACTAGGGTGGATCGAAAGGTCCACCCTTTCTTTTTGCATGGAGTAATCAATGGCACTAACTGAGAATAGGAACTTCTTACAACCTACTGGGTTTAAAGTTGTTATCAATAGACAGGAATACCCTAACCTGGAATTCTTTGCACAGTCTATTAGCCATCCTGATGTATCGATTACAGGACCAACTACTCCATATCAAAGAATCAGTAATGTGAATTTACCTGGTGATGCTTTAGACTACGGCGAATTGAATATCCAGTTTCTCTTAGACGAAGATATTACCTCGTACACAGAGCTGTACAACTGGATGCTTGAAATGGTGAATGAGAAGTACGAGCCACAGAGAGTTAGGAGTCAGACAGTTAATCCTAACGATCCTACGCAGAATGATATTATTATTTCAGTTCTTACCAGTAACAATACACCATCAAAAAGAATCGTTTATAAGGGATGTAACCCAACATCTGTAACTGGACTAGAGCTTAATTCAGTGGCATCTACCGTAGAATACCTAACATTTAATGCATCATTCTCATTTACAGGGTTTCAATTCACGTAAAAGTATGATATAATATACGCAGTAACCAAAGCTGTAACTGGATTTATTATGAAGCTAGACCTTGAAGCTATACTCACAATGTGGCGTGAAGACTCTGAAATCTCTGAGTTCAACCTAGATGAGGAGTCACGTAAGACACCATCTCTCCATGCTAAATATCTGGAACTGCATTCTATTACTAAACTAAAGCTAAAGCGAGCAGAGCTAGACCAGAAGACGCTACTTAAAGATAAGTGGTTGTACTACAATGGTAAGATGGATTCTGAAGCTATTCAGGAAAAGGGTTGGGACTTTGATCCATTTAATGGACTAAGAGTATTGAAGGGTGACATGGATCACTACTATGATGCAGATACAGATATACAGAAGTCAGAAGAAAAGATTGCTTACTATAAGACGATCTTAGAGACTTTAAAAGAGATTATAGATAACCTGAGATGGCGGCACCAGACTATAAAGAATATGATTTCATGGAGAATGTTTGAGGCGGGGAACTGATTTGTATAAATAATAGTGTAGACCACGGAGTTGCCGCTCCCGCCTACTCTAGATAACATACGGAGTATCCAGCATGGAAAATATTTATATTCCCGGTCACGGGACATTTACGCTCAACTTCAACACAGAAGATTTTATACCTAATGATAACCAGATCATAGTAAAACCTTTGGAGTATGATCACGAGAAGTTTTTACAGGAGTGTATAGAAGAACAAGACACTACTATACCTATGGCACCATATACCTCTGGTGAGAAACATCACTGGTGGGGTAGAAAGCATACTGAAGAAACAAAAAGAAAAATGGCATTATCAAAACTTGGTCGCAAAATGCCTCAATGTGCCAATAAAGGCGAGGCAAATCCTATGTATGGCGTAAGAGGCGAGAATCATCCTATGTGGGGTAGAAAACATAATGCCAAGACTAGAAAAAAAATGTCAGAAGCAAAGAAAGATTATGTTCCTTGGAATGTAGGTAAACCTCATAGTGAATCTACACGTAAAAACATATCACAAGCGTTGAAGAATAAACCAAAGATATCCTGCCCACACTGCGATAAAGTTGGTTCTGCAACCAATATGAAGAGGTATCATTATGACAATTGTAAGCAAAAAAGAACTTAAAGAAAAAGCAACTGACCATATAAACTTCCTCTTAGCAAGAGGATATATAGATGAAGACCAGAAAGATAGTATGATAAAACGATACTATGAAAAATTATTGAAAGAATCCGGAGGATAATATGGCTTTATTCGTAGACGAAGAGTTTACTTCCCATGCTGGTTTACAACTAGGATGGAAAATTGAAATGGATGCTTTGGATGAAGACGACTGGCGTTGTCTGGCCAAAATGATTCTAGAGTATGAAACAAGACCATTTCGTGAAGCGGTAGGCATTCCTCGGGGAGGTAAACTCCTTGGTGATATTTTAAACGAATCGTCTACTGGCAATCCTGATGATCCTGTATTGATTGTCGATGACGTGTACACAACAGGAACAAGCTTTAAAGAATTCATTGCAGAAAATTATTTAGTAACCCCAATTATCTGCTGGGCAGTTTTTGCTCGTGATGTTGTGTCTTCTAATGTCAATGTCTTATTTCAGATGCCATCATCAATGAGACCTAAGCTTAAGTAATGGAACTTAAGTCTAATACCTTACACGTACGTAAAAAAAATCATTCTCAACTATTAGTATTATCTGAACCGCACATCTCCAACGAACTGAATGACTTCTTTTCGTTTGAAGTGCCGGGGCACAAGTACATGCCTGCGTTCAAGCAGCGTAGATGGGATGGTAAAGTACGACTGTTTAGTTCTGCTAAGAGCGAACTGCCATGTGGCTTGTATGAATACCTTGATGAATTTGTCAAGCCACGTAATTATACTATTGAGGTAGAACACGACACTACATACGGTCGACCAGATAGTAATGTAGCTGTAGATCCAAAAGATCTAGCACAATTTATCAAATCCTTGAACTTACCATTTGAACCTAGAGACTATCAGTTTGATGCGATATCGCAGGCTATCCACTCGAAGCGTTTGATCCTACTATCTCCTACTGGTTCTGGTAAGTCTTTAATTATCTACGTACTGATGCGCTGGTTCCTAGAAAACCATAATAAGCGTGCCATCATCGTAGTACCAACCACTTCTCTTGTACAGCAGATGTACACAGACTTTGAGCAGTATGCACAGAACGATAGCTTTGACGTATCCAAAGTGTGTCACCGTATCTACTCTGGTATGCCTAAGCACAATGTACCTGAGCAGGTTTTTATCTCTACATGGCAATCAATCTATAAGCTTCCTGGCACTTGGTTCGAACAGTTTGGTGCGGTGTTTGGCGATGAAGTACATAACTTTAAAGCTAAGTCATTGTCTGGTATTATGAACAAGTCACGTGAAGCAGAGTTTCGGTTCGGTACTACTGGTACATTGGATGGAACACAGACGCACAAGCTTGTTTTAGAAGGTTTGTTTGGTAGAGTGTATCATGTAACCACCACAAAGAAGCTGATGGATGCTGATACGCTAGCACAACTGAAGATTAATGTGCTGCTGCTAAAGTATCCGCCAGAGGTGTGTAAGGACATTATAAATAGTAAGGATTACCACTACGAGATTGACTACCTTGTTGGTAACGTTAAGCGCAACCGACTAATCCGTAACCTAGCGCTTGATCAAGAGGGTAACACTCTGGTCTTGTTCCAGTTTGTAGAAAAGCATGGCAAAATCATCTACGATTTAATCAAGGATAAAGCACATGAACGGCGTAAGGTTTTCTTTGTATCAGGTGAAGTCGATGCTGAGGTCCGAGAAGAAATACGTGGGATCGTCGAAAAGCAGAAAAATGCTATTATTGTTGCTAGCCTTGGCACGTTCTCCACGGGTGTAAACATTAAGAATCTACATAACATTATTTTTGCTTCACCATCCAAGTCTCAGGTAAAAGTATTA